TTTGCCATAAGAACTTCTTCCTCGGATTTTTTACTTTAGCTCCTGCCATAGTATTATATCATTTATTTGTTTATTACTGTGCGGATATGGATATCTCACCAGTGCTCTTATTTACCGAAACATCTATGATAACATCCATCTCTATATCCTGCATTGGAACAATTTCCTTATACTTCAGCTGAGCCTTGTATTTACCCTGACGAACATCTGCTTCATTATTAACCTGAAGATCTTCATAGCTCTGGGCATCCTGATCTCCCAACCACTCATAAGAAGTAATTGCATTACGAGTCTGAAGATCATCCAGGATATCCTTTGCTTCGTAGTAAATCCTCTTCCACGTTTCAAAGGTATTAGGCTCTTCTATATAACTCTCCAGAATTGGCCGAAGGTTCTTTTTCAGGTAGAGATTGAGACGTACTATTGAAATGAACTTCTCAGAGTCATCTACTGGATTAGAAGTAAAGCCATGCCAAAGCATAGTACGCTGACCCTGAGTACGAGTATTTTTGACTACGAACAAGTTCATATACCACTTAGCAAACTCATTAAGAGTATCTATATCAGCAGGACCTCCTAAGTTCTTCATCACTGGTCCAAGTGCCGAAGCAATTACACCACGGTTCATACCAGAGAATGAATACCATGGTCCATAAGTAGAAGCACAAGTTGCATCCAGTCCAGCTACAGAACCCAATACATCGCATTTCTGAAGAGAACCATTTTCGTTGTAGTACTTGATACCACCTCCAAAGTATGCTACCTCCTTCTTAGGACCAATGGTCTGAACCATAGTCTTCAGAGCGGTTAATGTTTCATCAACCGTAGCAGGAGTACGGGTTCCGGCTGCATACTTTGGTACCTCTACATAGAGCATATTCTCGAATGTAGTATGTACATCATTAGCTACTTCAGTATATACCTCCATATAACTATCCAGATGCTGATGTATGTGAGAGAGTACTACAGAGTATGCCTCATAGTAAACCTTGCTAGCATTGTAAGCAGAGATCCACTCATCCTTACCCGGATTTGTACCAGCAGTTCCCTCGGAGCATTCCATGTATACATTAGTATCACTTACTTCATCAGCATCAACGGTTCCAGAAGTAATCTTACCGATCATAACGGTAGAATTCCAGTTGGAGAACTGACGGAGTATGGAAACTATGTCTTCCATGGTCTGTATACCAGTTGCCAGAGTTTCCATAGTTCCCTGGCCATCACCTTCTTTTCCCTGAATTGCCTCGAACGTAATGTTTGGAGCATTATCCAAGAAATTCTGTAAAGTATTTACATTGATAGAAGGAGTAGTTACACCATCAGTTGTATTTGCTGATACAGCAGAGAAGAACAGTGTCTCATTTAAGATACTGTCATAAGTTGGTATCTGAGTTTCCTCATCTCTTGCCCCATACTGAATGATACTTGCACGGAGTGTTGGCTCTGTGGATACATTCAATTTTAAGTAGAAGGGACGATTCAAATTTACCCCAGTATTATCAAGTACCGGAGAACCTGCTTCCCGAGTACGAATAGCCATATTCATTGTAAGGCTATTCTCTGCTCCACTTGGATCAGAAATTACTATGGATATAATTGCTGAACCGCCTGGAACTGAAGTTGATGGTGCACTGAGTGCTGCAGCTGCTGGAGTTACAGTCATAGGTTTTGCCCATCCATAACTAGCCCCCGAACCAGCTACTCGGGATACTCGAACTTTTGCACCCATTTCCAGGGCTTTCATTATGTTCGATACAGAACCATCCGGAACTATTTCCGAACCAAAGATACGAGTGAACTGAGATGGGCTTGAAATTAAATCACTGGGGTCTTCGAACGGACCCTTGGTAGTACGAGCTACCATGTTGACTACGCCCAACAGAGGCACACTCGATTGCACGTTCAGGTTCTTAAAGTTGAACCTTACTCTTGGAGTCTGTGGCATATTTAATTATATTAAAGTGTTATTAAGCAATTGGCCCGTCTTTGTAAGCTAATATGGCATTTTTCAATCCATTCTTAAACTGTTCTGCAGTTAACTCTTCCTCAGTAAATCCAAGGTACTGATATAATGAATTAGCAATACCTTCTGGCTCTTCGTTTATATTTACGAATGCCTGGGTCAAATTTCTTGCAGATACATCATATGAGAGTACAGATAACCTTAGATCTTTAGTTATAGAAGCGAATTGAATTACACTGCTTGTAGAATCTACACATCTTAAATAAGATATCGGCCCAGTAGATCCTCCTTCTATTACCAGTACACTAGCTTTGATTATTTGTGACCCTATCACTTCATCAACAACTGTATTTATAGAAGTGCCTGGTACACTTACTCGGTAAGGAACATCTGGCAATATTTCGTCTTCTATTTTGGATATAGAACCGTCAGGAGCTAAGTCCCAACTTGTCTTTATACCCTCAGAAGTCATTATTACTGAACTACCACCATCAGTTGGATTCCACCTGCCTACTCCGTATCCATAATCAAGGTTACATAGGAAATGTTCTCCAGCATTAGCTCTCAACTTTTCTAAGTTCCTTTCGCTAACTTCGGCAGAATCACCTATCTCAAGAGTTAATATATGTTCCTCATGAGTAACCTTATCTATATCATCCAGCTGTATTTCCTTTTCTAATGTTACTTGACCATTGGTCAAATTCATACTACAATAAAGGATTTTACCAGACTGTAATATAGATACACTAGCAGTATCCTGAGAATCTATTCTTAGTGTGCCTATATAAGTTCCAAATACCACTTCATAAGAAGTATATATTTTAGATGGATCATCCAGCTGATATTTGGTTATTTCTGTTAATACAGTATGGGGATTACTTGGATCAGAGAATATCAGTATATCATCACCGGATAATTTCTTAGCTAAATTAAGCAATAAATAATCCATTTGTTGACCAGAAAATGGGAACTGATAATTCCCAGTTCTAATTCTGGTATTTCTATCCATTGTATTAAGGTTAGGATCAGACTCCTTAACCTTATCCAAAAGTATTTTTAATTTTTTGTCCATATTATGGTACTTTTAATGTATAATCGGCATTTTCTAGAAGAACAGAAATATCTCGTATTGGAGTAAGTAACTCCGGTTGAATATTTTTATCTAATAAGCAATCCTGTACTTCAAATTGGTATACTTTTTCCATTAACCCATTATCCAGATCTGGCATATTGTAAAAGTTTACTATCCTAAGGAATATATTTCCTGTGAATAGAAACTTAGGTTCATCGTAGGGTTTTAAGTAACCTCTTTGAGGTACTGACCAGAACATAATTTGATGCAGCAATCTCATGTGTTCTGATGATAGAGCACACAATCTTATGTTCATATATTGTGAGAGAGTTTCATAAGGTACCTCTGTAGCTGTGTAACCTATGCCCTCTTCCTTTTCTACTATCTTCCTGGGTAGTCCTATGTCTCCCGGATAGAAACCTTCTGAATCAACTACTATTCGAGGAGTTTCCTTTATACCTCTGGAATGATTATTACCCACTCCAAAGATACCTATATAGAACCCCTTGTCATCGATGATCTTTTTAAGGTCTTCTTTAAACCTTGCAGCATTTTCTGCACTGGTTGGGAGATAGTCTTCTGGGTTTATAGTGTAGCCCAATTCAATGGCCATATTCAATAGAGCCATGTATATGGACCTCTCTATAATTTCCTGAGAATTTACCATTTTACTTGATTGGGTCTTACACCATATTTTTGAAGTTCTCTGCGTATCTCTGTTAGGATAAGTTGCTTTAACTTATTCTTACCACCAACAGCTTTAAGAGAAGGTGCCCATACTGGCCTTGGAGGAATCCTACCATCACTGGATCCAGATTCCAACATTTTAGCAAGCTGGTTTAGTGTTAATTTTTTCTGAGAAGATCTCCTAATTCCAATAGGCAATCCTATTAGAACTCTCGATTTATACCTATATAACCCAACTGACCTAGAATAAAGGCCAGTCAGGTTATAAATAGGATGTTGTCCGTATCTTTCTATAGTAGCTTGGGATAACGGTTGCCAAGTTACCCCACCACCAACTGGAGGTATACCCAGGGTTAATGACTTTTTAACGATTGATAGTAAAGTTCTTGAGAACTTATCAACGGCTCTATCATACCCTATCTGCATACTTTTACCAAGGTTACTTACTAAAGCTTCAACCGTTTGCCATTCACCATTTAGCTTTACTTGAAGAACCAAGTCGGATATTTTAGGTAGGGTGATATTAACCGTTCTTGCCATTGTTAAAAGTGTTTATCGTAAAAAGCTTTCAGTTCCGTATATGCAGTTCTAATTACACCATCCTTATGATAGTGATACTCTCCAGCATATCCCTCTACTCCACCTAATTTGTTTGCCCATTTCTCTGTCCAGAATTCGTAGTAGTTATTATTCCTGTTATGGAATAGGCAATGTAAACCACTACACAATCCTATTATGGGTAAATATAATGGCCCAAGTATTCTAGACTGTATGCAATGACCAAACTCATGATCATAAGCAGGTTCCTTTAACCCTGAATATTTAGAAAGAAAGATATAGTTTCCTAAACTTACACCACCATTCATTGTAGGAGCTACATAAAAAGCAGTGCTTCTTTGTTTAAGGATCCTTTTCTCTCCTCTTAGTATAATCATATATACTAAGCCTACCAAATTTTGAGGTAGTTGCCAAATGTACAAAATGATATGTACTAGAATATGCAATAACTTCCCTAACTTAGTTTTATGGGAATGCTCTTCTAAAACACTAGACATTGCTTATTTCTCCTCTAATTCTGCCTTTGCTTTTATCTTGAGATAATGCGCAAAATATCCGGCAATGAAATACACTATCGGATAGATAATAAGCAAGATAGCTACAAAACCGTTATCTAACCATCTCCAAATACAAGAGAAAATTATTACTGAGGCTATTAGCAATGCTACATACAGCCATCCAAGTTTTGATATTTTCATAAGGCTTTTGTTTTAGAAAATGTATACTCCACCATCGTAGAAATTAAATAACTCTGATCTATTTACTGATCCAGTGATAACCAAGTAGTATACATTGTTATCACTATTTGGTACATTAGTAAATTCTGTAGAAGAACCAACTCTTACATCTCCATCTTCATAAGTAACACTTTTCAATAATCGAGTTCTTGCCTTATTATAAATGGATATTGTAGTTTCTGTACCTGGAGAATGAGGAGAAATACCCACAGTAAAATCTATGGCAACTTTTGAAGGAGTTGGTGGTTGTACACTAGCACTGGTTACATACTTTAAATACATAACCACTTTTTTGTTGGTATCCATACCAACTATAGTATCACCTATATTTTCTTCTGTATCAGAATCGAATGTTACCTCTCCAATCTTACCATTGTATCTCTCATAGAACTCTACTACTGCCTTACAATCATCGAAAGTAGCTTTTGTACTTGGTCCTAGATTTACCTCAAGATCATAGGGATATGGTTCACCTTTCTTTAACTCCATACCTATGAAGCTGGTAGTATATAAATCTTCTAAGCTGAATCCCCAATACGGGTTCTGAATAGAACCGTCTGGGAATGTATTAGCAACAGATTTAGAAGTTAATACACCATCAAGTAAACCTATCCTGTATATTAAGGTATCACCGTAATTAACTTTAATACTACCACTTATTGTGTTAGTACCAAAATGATCTTTATCTATATTTAATCCACCTAAGAATGTATCAGTAGCAGTACCATACTTTCTCAAATAAACTCTGATGTTTAATACCCAATTATTTTCTGACTTAACTGATATCATAGGGGTTATATTCCCCTCAGCAGATAACCTACTAGTAATTACATAGGGATCATTACTAAAAGGTACATTTACAGTTCTTGAAGTAAGTGGATTTTCTGGATTACCCTGTATTATGGATAATCTCATACCAGAATTATTCTCAAACTGATATGTCAGAGTTTTTGGCACAGTTTTATTTGTACCATTCTGTGAAGCAAAAAAGGCAGTAAGCATCCTACTTATAGTTTGTCACGTTTACAAATGCTCTGAATGTTATATTAGTAGTCGACGACGTAGTAGGAACGAAATGTATAGTATACACTTTACGACCAGATGTAGCAGTAAATCCATCAACACCTTCAGCTTTGTATACTATTTCCACCTGATCTGCGAACTGTACAGTAACACCATAAGGAACATCTATTACTGCATCACGGAACGGTCCACTCTTTACTTGTAAAGTCAACAAACTTGGAACCTGTACTTTCAGTGTTCCAGATGTTAAATTAGTTGTAAGGTTTTCTCCTGGTATAATTGTTCTATAACCAGATGGGAAAGCCGTGAGTACGGCATCATTTGGTTTTACATATGTTTTCGTAGCGAAAACACTCATATCAAATGGGATAGAACCAATTAATGTTCCATTTTCCAAGATGGAACTTAGAATCTTGACATCAGAAGAGTTATTACCTACCCACTCTGCGACTACCGTCGATTCGATACTATACGAGTGCAGGTACTCCCCGTCTCCGAATATAAGCGCGTAATACTTATCAGTATTCTGGGTATCCAACGTTATTATGCCAATGTTACCATTGCCGTGAACAATAAACATGGTTCGTCTTAAATCATTGACGTCAGACCTTACTCCTAATGTATACAGTATCCACTGAATTAATTGTTGCAGATTGTTCTGATCTTGTGGATATACTGTTGGTGCAGAGTTCTCGTCGTACAATGTCGGAGTAGTTACGACTACGTTTTGTGCAGGTAAAGTACCCCCGAAACTGACTACCCGAGACCATGTATTAAGAGAGAGCACTTTCTGAACAAATTCATCATCGTTGGCAGCATCATACAATCCAGCGCCCTGTTTCTGAAAAATCTGGATATTCTGGGACTCTGCTTTTTCCGTATTCACCAGCATGCAATAGGTTCTCTCATGGTAGCTATTGTACCACGCCACACCCCAGTGGCATTGTCTATTCGTTGTATCGGGAATCTGATAGGTAGCATTAACGAAACGAAAATTTCTACTGTGGAGTTCGCTGCCCCTAATGCCGGTACAAAAAAGAATCTGATTCAGAAGCGCATCCAATTTAGAATTAGATACATTAGGCAGGGCGAATGTAGTAGCGGGAATTATAGGATTTTCGGAGTCACCCGCTACTACGTCTGACGTATAAATTGTTCCCTGAGTTCCCTGATGGTTCAGTGACCACGATTTAGTCCACGTCGACAGCACATCCTGAATGAACTCATTGTCCACTGATTTTTGTGTAGTCACATTACCGGCTTTTTGGTACATACCGACTGGAATAGAACTCCCTCCGATACCGAACAACACCGTAAACGTCTTACTCTGTCCAGAATTGTAAAAAGCGACTCCCCAGTATGTTTCAGACGTATTGTTTACTCCCGTCAAGAAACGGAAATTGGTGTTCGCCCCGCGGAAACCCAGTGCATACAAAATCCGCTCTATGGTCGTAGTCAGCAATACCTCGCTCCCTTGTACCGGAGCTAAAAACTGCGTATTGGTTCCATAAGTCTGTTTAAGGAGAGCCGTAAAATCAAGGGTGCCGAGTTTAGTCCACGCCGTACCGTTTATTACGTTCGTAATGAAGTTATCGTCTACGGGAGAATCGGTCACGTAATTTCCCGATCTCTGGAAAAAAGTGACTGGAACAGCACCATTCTCAAAACCAAAGAACACAGCGTACGTCCGCGTGTAATAGGCATCATAAAAGACGACCCCGAAATATTCCTGTTTAGGCGTACCACCCGGGACAGTTACCGACCCGCAGACGAACCGAAAAAAGCTATCGGCTCTGGAACCGGTATTGTAGAACAGCTGCCCCAGCATTGAAATGATGGTTTGTCTATCGGTAGTGTTGCCCATCGCATACTGGGTAGCATACGACAGAATAGCCCCTATGAATCCTCCTGAATTCATAAGGACATTCTTCCACACAAATTTCTGTGTATCAGATACCTGAATCTGTTCGTTACCGTCGGGGTTTACCTTCTCAGTGAGAGAATTAATGTCTACGAACTTTGCCATATCTATTGATTGTTTTTAGTATCTCTCCAACCAGCTTTAACTTCTGAAGTACCGAACGTAGCAACTGTGTTATTAAACATAGCTACTATTAAACTGTCTGTCTTTTGGATTACGGTTAAATAAGCCTCGGCTTGTAATGCAGTTACTACATTTGAAGTTGTAGTTCTGAATACTAAAGTTTTTCTTCTTTCTACTCCTGTTTGGTTAATATCAGAAGTTATGAGTGATTCTGAACTCCCTTCAACTCCGGTATAATCTATGTAAAAATTATCACCCGAGCCATCACCCCATGGTATAGTAACTTTTGCCATACTTTAAGTATTAAATTTGGGGTATAGTAGAGATATCCCACCCTACTATACCAAAACTCCGTATCTTTACGATTTGGGAGTAACAGTGAATGTGGTGTTGGTATCCACCGTAACCTGAACTGCAGAACCATCCTGAGGTACATCGATCTCTGTCGGTGTAACTTCGATAAATGGATCACCAGCAGTCTGATTCAGTGTAGCCGTAGCCTTCTGTCCACCAGCAGCAGTAGCAATAATCTGCTGAATTCTGGCTTTAGTTGTTTCGTTTGCTGCTGCAGTCAAAGTAACACTAAAAGTGTACTTAGCTTTAGCACCGGGGTCACCAGTTATTGCAATACCACTAGTTGCAGAAGCTCCGTTTGCAGTAAATTTGATTGCAGAAATATCTGCACCTATGACATCACCAGCACCTTTTGAAAAGGTAATCTTGGTAGTATTGGATTTACCAGTTAATGTTACACTACCACCACCCTTATCAACTGCTGGGCTAGCATTATCAAACTCAATGAACTCTGTAGCTGGGAGATGTTTAGCAACAAATTGCTTCTTCTCAGCTACACCGGAACCCTCTACTTCAAAAGTGGCAGTCTGAGCTAAACGGTTACCACGGTTAGCAACTTCTGCCTTTACCTGTAAAGTGGTATTACCAGAACCAGTAGAAGGACTAACAACTATACCGTTCTGTTTTACTTCAGCCATTTTTTTATTTGGGTCTAACTCTAAATGTAGTATTCGTCTTTACGGTAGTTTCATCCTCGTAATTATTCATTTCGTTTAGTTCAAGGATGTACTTGGTCAACTCAAGGTACTTGCCTACATTTTCCATGTAATTAAGTATCTTTTTCGTCTCTTCAGGAGTCTCTCTCTTCAATACTACAAAGAATAACAAAGCCTCATCATGTGCTTGAGCAACTTGAGTATCACCAGATGGAGAATATACTTTACCATTGATTACAAACTTATCCTGTGCCCAGTCAAAGTCCCAGTAACCATCTTTGGTTAAATGTCCATTCTCTGCTAATGACCTCTTGGTTACGTATAGCACAATATTGATACCGTCTAATTCACCTGATACGGTTTCTTTTAATGAAGGCCAAGTTCTTATGTAGTTATATTGGATTAAGCCATCCAATAGATACGGTTCATAGTTGTTTCCAGTATCTTCACCGTAAGATAACATCTGGTCAAATCTCTTCAACCAGATTAGAGGTTGCTTCCCTGCATCCACTTCAACAAAGTCATTTACTATGGCTTTGTATCTATCCCATACTCCATTAGTAATCCTTTTCCTTCGTGCCATACCCTACTTCTTTACTGGGAAGCCGGGGTCTGGGCCATCTAATGGACCTGGCCTCCGGTGATTGACTACTTTTGGAACTACTACCTTCTTCACTGTTCTGCAAATAGGTAGATATATGGAAAGTCTTTCAGCAAGCATACACAGGTTTTGTTTGAGTATATCAATAACTCCACCTGGTTGCATTGCTTTTATAACATTGGATGAGGTTTTAGATTCTGAGTCTGTATCGTTGAAGAATTCTACCTCAGTTGGACCTGTTTGTATTCGTTTAACCTCACCTGAACCTCTACTTGATTCAGAAGATTCTGATTCAGAACTAGAGGTTGAGTTACTATCTTTAACCGATTCTGCAGTAGCACCAACCATTAATGAGATTTGTACAACCATATAATCATAGGCTGCCAATTCCATAATTAGCTGGTTTTCTAGAGCTTCATAATACAACTCATTATTAAATTCCTCTATTGGAATCTCATGATTTACTAGCGGCTGAATATACAGCTGCCATTTTTCAATGAATTGCTGCTTCTCTTTAAGAGAAACCTTACCGAAGATATCCTCAGGAATATAAGTGTCTATCAGCTCATAGATACTGCCAGGCAACTGGGTATTTACTTGATCACTAACTCCGATTACATTGGTTTTGGAAAGATTCTCTCCACCATAGTTATTTGTTATTGTTACCTTGACAACATAGTCGCCAGGATTTTCATAAAGATGGGAAGCAGTTACCACACCTACATGTGATTCTGTCTTCCCATCACCAAATACCCATGTTACCGTGAAATCATGAGGTAGCTCATCAGCGAATGCCCTGAACCTTGCATTTAGTCCAACTACGGTAGATAAAAAATCCACCGTTTTCATATATTACTCGTCTTCTCCGCTGTTAAACTCATCTAAAATGGCATTTACCAAGTCAAGCTTAGTATCACCATCTTCTGGTTCAATATCTAAAGAGATAGCCAAAGCTTTCAGCTCTTCTCCATTGAACTGATCCTTTATTTTTTCTGGAGCTTCGCCTGCCTCTATAAGACCAATGAACTTATCTTTAAGAGCTTCTGTGTCCACTTCTTTCTTTGAATCAGCTTTCTTCTTAGGATTAACTTCTTCTGTCTTGACTTTAACTTCTTCTGCCTTAGCTTCTATAAGGTAACCATTTGCAATAGCTGCTCGGATTACCCGGGAATTAAACTGATTCTCGGTTATCTCAACAACATCCTTGCGAAGTACCTTAATCTTAGAAGCCTGATCATAGAAGATACTTGCCTTTGGATTAAGTTTTATGTATTTTGCCATAGTTAAATGGATTAAAGGAGGGAGTATATACTCCCTCCTTATATTGTTAAGTGGTTTAATTATTCGAGGATGCCTTTCAGGTAATTATCTACATCCATGTAATCAGGGAATCCATTTGTAGAGAATTCCTTAGTTGCATCTATGAGGATAGAAGCATCCTGATACATCTTCGAGAAACCAGTAGTTAACGAAGCATAAATAGCCTCTGTCTGGTTCGATACTATACGTTCAGACTCAAGCATAAGCTGCTTAGCAGTCAACTTAACCATGGCAGCCGATGAATCTACAAGCATTACCTCATTTTCTGGAGTTCCACCGTGAATATAGAAGTCTGCCGAATTTGGAACTGGAGTCTTCAGGTTCAAGCGAGCATCAGTAGTACCCGACGAACGTAACTTGAATTCAGGCAGATCAAGCAGATTAAGTGCCTGCTCTTCACCACCGATAATAGTACGGAACCGACGACCAAGGCGAGATGCACGAATCCATACCCGGAGAAGGTCACGATACTGTATACCATTCTTAGTATTACCTACACCGATAACAGGAGCCGATTCAGAACCATCAAGTTTGTTACCCTTTACGAGTACATCCATTGCCAGAGCATCCATTGCATAACCAAGCTGAACACCGAAGTCACGAAGGAAGATGGCCATTACATCCATGGATACATAGCTACGTACCTCATCGGTTACCTTGAATCCCTTACCGATCTTGAAAAGGTTTACCGACTTCTGTCCGAAGGATACAGTACCCAGAGGAATTGTCTCTGCCTCGTTAACTCGTGCAGGATTAGCATCCGACATATTTACCAGAGGCATGATAGCCGTTAGCCCATTAATAGGCTGATCAGATGCAATGATGTTCGGATAGAAAGGTGCCTCACGCATTCCAAGATAGATTGCCTCACGTACAATCTCAGGAACAAGCCAACGCAGCTCAGGATTAGGCATGGAGTAAATATTCTCCATCGTATCAACTTTCGGGTTGAAACCGATAGCCTTGAAATAATCCTCCTGAGTGAGACCGTATTTCTCCTGGAGCATATCACCCAGATGAATATCCACTGGGAGACTCTTGTTGCTTCCCTGACGGAAGCCATCCATGTTCTTTACAATTTCGGGAAGCTCCTTTAAGTACTGCTCCCGAGTTAAGGTTTTTTCTGCCATATTTAGTAATGTTATTTTCTGTTATTTTACCAGGATTTGAATCAGATCACCAACCTCAGCTACGTTGATAGCTATGAACTTAGTCTCTGCATTTGCATCGGAGGGCTGGAAGTTTGTATACGTTCCGCTTTCATCCAAAGTTCCATCGGTCTTAACATAACCAGTGGTGGTAAGCTTTGCCTTAGCTATACCGTGTATAATTGCAAAGGCTTCTACCATTACAGTTACTTCTACACCAGCTGCATTTGCAGGATATGCAAGATACTTACTGTAGTTAACAGCAATACCGAGATAAATATCACCAGCTACCCCAGTATACGGAGAGATAGTTCCATCGCCATTAAGTTTTACCGGTTGACCCTGAACGATGGTATCGCCACTCTTTACCGGAAATGCCTGATGAAGCTTGTGCGATTCACTTTTGTAAATCACAGCCTGTGTGGTCCGTCCACCCACTTTGTGTAAGTCTGCCATAATTTAACTTGATATTTTAGTTGTTTGTTATTTCTTTTCTCCCCGAAGTTTACGATCTGCCAAAGTTAAAGCTATATCACGAGTAGATTTCGGTGCCTTATTCTTTTCCTCATCATCTTCGGGATTAATAGATGATGCTCGGCCAACATCATGAGAACCGCAATTATTGCAGTGCATGGGGAATTTCTCTTCCAGCTGTGCATCATAAGTCTTACGCAGAGCTTTGAGAGTCTCCAGAGTTGTTCCTTCATTCTCCAGTAAAGCCAGGATATTCTGGTCTACCTTATCCTCACCAGAAACTTTCTTATATGCTGCCACCGTTTCCTCACGATACGATTTAATGTGGCAATCCCAATTCTCTTTAGCCTCCTTGTAAGAATTGAGGTCTTTTTCAAGATTAGTCTTTTCCTCAGTGAGTTTTTCAATTTCCTCATCCTTCGCCTTCACAGCATCAGCGAAGTCCTTGTTCTGCTGTACCAGAGTTTTAATCTGGGTGAGAGCCAGCTCTGTCGAAACTTCCTGACCTTCAGAAAGGGTCAAAAGATTTTCACCAAAGAGGCTCGCAAGCAACTGCTGCAATTCTTTGTCCATGTTTGTTTTATTATTTTGGTTATTATGGTTACCCTTTCCGGCACCCTTTTCATTATTAGATTTACTGGTATTGTACTTTATATCTTTTTCTGAAAGTACCTTGAAGTCGAATAGAGATACCCTCTTTGAGGGGTCATTAGCCTCAGCAGCCTTCTCTTCAGATAAAGAATAATATTGGCTCCCAGCATAAGCAGGGCTATTTAACCTACCGCTCTTAAGAAGTTGAGCAAAAGGATCAGCACCATGCCATACAAGCGATGTCTCTTTATAAGAAATAATCTTAGTAGCTATCCTACGTATTAATTCTCCATTTTCTGTATATGTACCGAGTCTATAGTAAAACTCACTCATATCTTCGAATTTATGAGATGGTTCCCATACAAACTCTACTGTTACTGAATTTGAATGTATAGAGGGTGGATCCATTTGTATACCACGAGCTATACGAGGATTCGATAACCCATCTATCTTCAGTATACCGTTTATACCAGCAGGTATTACTATGCCAGTCTTTTCATCTTTGTAAGCATCCTGCCATTCAACAGATTTAACTGATCCGATAGCATTGGCCACATCTGTTTCATGATCAAGATTTACAGACTGACCAATCAGTAATGACATAGACTCTTTGAGTACCTGTTCAGGAAATTCAGTTGGATTGTATTTCTTTGCTACAATAGAAGCCGAAAGCATTCTGAACATTGGCTCAATAAAGTCTGTGTCTTTGGGTTTCAGCATGTCTGGAGTTACATTTGGCATGAATTGATTTACATTCAAAGTACCTCCCCACATACCAAACCTCTCTAATGACTTCTTAGGATCATCACTAAAATTACCTGTTCCCTTGTAGAAGTTTTCAGAAAGAGAATGAGCATCAATAACTACTTCTGGTACATCTGATACCATCAAGCTATGTGCTGCACTCAACACCATTACATCGGTGTTTGGTTTTTCAATAGGTGGCATAATTTATCTTGGTTTACTATCTTGATCTCCTCTCCTTGGGTTTGGGTCATTTTTATCCCTACCCTTACGATCTGACCTTTCTTTATCGTCTTTTCTATCTTTTTTCTTCTTACCAGTATCTGTATCACCAGTACCGGATGAATCATCGGAATCTACTGATGTACGGGGTTCTGATTGATCTGGGGCTTCATAACCCATATCACGAGCAAATTGATCCTGACTTATGATACCTTGGTTGTAAAGGGTTACATTTACACGAGCCCTATATTCTCTTGCCTGTTGTAACTTAATATCATCAGAAACTGTTGAAGTTCCAAATTGAATGGTTATTCCCTTGTTATTAAATCCAGCCAGACGCAGTTCTAGAGAATAAAAGAATTCCAATACAAAGATTACAAGTGTTTGGATATTCTTTAACTGGGATATCATCTTTGACAGCTGTATACCAGCCCCTCCTTCTGTTCCAGCTTGAGATGCTGATACTCCTATGATAGAACCATTTACCCCCAACCCATTAGCAACAGACTGCTGGTTCATATTCCACGGGAGATTTATGTTCTGCATAGAAGCTGATGTTGACTTCAGGTCGAATTCATGATCATCAATATAACCAACTACAACTCCATCTGACATACCACTAACTATGTTAGTCTTCATCTTACGGAGTGTACTGTTTAGACGACCTTGATAAGCTTTTTCACTTTCACCAGCAGTACGAGGAGGTTTAGCCATCTTTGCCTCTAAGAATCCAACCATACCCATGATCTCCATGATATGTTTGAAATTCTTTCTCATAGTATGCTGACCAGCTATAGAGTCTAATGCAGACATAAATGGGGGTACTCCATACGGTTCATCAGTATCATTGTACATCCCAACATAACAATATGTTTCTGTATTAAGTCTGATGAATGTATCCTTTACTCCATCTACTATCCTTGGATTCCTCTGATATGGATGATATACTCCATTGTTCTCTCTCTTAAACCTTATAGTTTCTGGTTTAATGAATAGTATTGTCTCTAATCCGGTCAACTCTTTATTTGGTACACCTTCTACTGATATTGCCCCACCTACTAGAAGTTGAACAATGAACTTGTTTACCAACCCATCTATACCAGCTGTATACCTTGACCATTTCTTAGATACCTCCCTAAGATGGTTCCTCATCTTGGTTGATTCTTCTGCGGTATTATTCGGGAAGTCTATGGTATGGCCAGTATTGGACAGCTTGAACATGTCTTGCAGTGCAATACTGACATCTGGATTTACTTTGTATAAATCCCTGATAATAGGTATTAATTCTGTTCTGAAAGTTGGGGTAACTAAGTTAGTCATACCATTCAGAGTGGTAATTAACTCTGAGTTTCCCACACCATCATCGGGTTGGGAAACTCTTCCTGGACTTATAGAACCCTTTCCTTCGTCTTTGTTCTTTGATTCTTTAGGCTTTGACCTAGTGAACCAACTGATAGGATTAAGTTTCATATTATGTAAATTTGTTTATGTTCTACTGAGGAACTACTACAGTTGATGATGCACTATGACATCTTATGTGATTAGTTATAGCTTTACCGAATATTGAGTCATCAGAATAAGTTTCACCTTCCAAATCAATATCCATTGATGATGTATTCATTCTGTGTTTACCCCTTGCAATGGGTCTTCCTGCACCATCATATATGAATGTGTAAGCCTCTTGTACAAAGAATGGATCCTTAATGATTACATTGTTTTCTCTTATATCCTTTTCAAGATTCTCTATAATCACTGACCTATTCCTTGTTGTTGTCAACCAACCTGGAAATTTCTCTTCTTCTGGACGACTATGACGTTTTTTCCTTAACAACTTAGTATAGAAATATAGATTTGGATAACCTTCATCTTGAAGTATGGTTGTTACAGCCATACCAACATCATTAGTCTCAGGAGCTAACTTAGCAAAGTTATACTTCTCTCCAATATCACCCAGTAAACGGGCATACTTATTCAAAGGTATTCTGCCCTTGTATACTGCAGCTTCTTCTCCATCCCGGTCCATACAGGTAAAAGCAGAGTAGTCAGTACCTCGTCCAGTAGCACAGTCTCCACCAATGAAGTACTCCTTATTCTGGTCTGGCTCATTGAATTCTTTGTATTGACCTTTCAAACGTGTATTGATAATCGGGTAGTCGAATAGGCATTCCTCAATAGCTTTTATATCAGCCAAATCGAATACTGTATTACCAGATGATAAGAAGTCACCATCTATCTCCTGAGCAGTTCTCTTTGGACCGAGTGCAGCAGACATTTCTGCATACCACCTCTCATCTCTGTCTGGGTGCATCTGCCAATACAGACGTATGGGGTTGAATGGATTACCTCCAGATATAGCATCTACCCAAGTACCATGAAAGAAGTTGCCTACACCATAGGGAGTTGAGTTTACTATTGCTGAACCACCGGTGTTATGATTAATGTAGTTATTGGCTGATATATAAGAATTATCATCCTCTACATGTATATCATAAATTGTTCGGTAACATTTCTTTACTACCTGCAATTTAGATATATAAACCCTAGAACCTCTTTCTGTTAGTATTCTCTTAACAAATTTATGAGCTTGTTTATATCCTGGGTATACTTCCTTAGCTATTTCTCTATAAGAGAAACCTTCTTCTGCCATTTCCAATATTCTACCCCTCTTTAAGAGATTGGGTAATTTACTACCTTGAATACCAAATAGAGCAGCATTTAAAGTGTATTCAAAGCTTTTCTTAACATTATCAGAAATAGAAACATATCTCAGATTGTTTATGTGATTACAATCTCTTTGATTATTTATGTGATCTACTTGATATTTTGTATTCGGTTTAGGCCCAAGAAAAGCTTCTGCAACTAATACATGTACAGACCTCTGAAAGGTTTTACCCTTCCCTCTATTACTGATAGAACCTGTTTCTCTTTTTACACCGGGTTTTTTCAAAGCTACTCTTAAATAACCATCCTTATTAATTCTAAGAGGTAATTCATAAAAACCATTCCTTGTAGAATCAGAATATACCTTACCAAGATTTGATATGAAATAACCTGGAAATTCTCTAATTGGTTTTAATACCTCTTTAACAGGAGCTTTGATATTTTTTGGTGATTTAAGCTTATCTACTTTAGTGTCAGCTTGAATTACATTTAGATTACCGTCTATGATCTCCTCTATGGTTTTCCATCCATGGGTAGTAAACAATCTATGCTTTGGAGTATATCCAGCTTTTTTACCACGATTATCTTTTACAAACCAAGTCTCTAGTTTACCCTTATTCTGAGACCATAGGATTTTCTTCCAAGATCCAGTATGAGTTAAAGTATAATAACCTAATGAGGATATATCTAAAACCCCCTTTTGCTTTGGGCAAATACTTCTCAGTTTAATTTGTTCTGTTATGGGTTTTGGATATACCTTCTTAATTTCCTCATAATGTCTTAAAAACAGAGGAGTTGAACCAACTGAGCATGACAAAGTAGGAAATGCCGATGCCCAAATAGTTGAAGCCCATCTAACAATAGCTGCCTCATCAATTACTAACAACGACAAAGATTCAGAACGACCAGCTTGGTCAGAGGTTGGTATAGATTCAATAACTGAACCGTTTGCAAACTCTATAGTTGATACAGAACCAAACTCTCCAGCACGACCATTTACAATTGGTTCTTGTAGATATGAAGGAAGATTCTTATACATGAACTTGATCTTCTTCAGTACCTTCTTTGCTACAGTATCCTTGATAGAGATGATGTTTATCTTCTTGTTGGGATGGTACATTGCTAACCAAAGGCAATACATGGATATCAACTCCGTAATACCAGCCTGACGAAATTTAAGGATGATATTGAACCGGTTCAGCATGAATTGATATAGCACTGCTTTCTGAAAAGGATAGAGCAAGAACTTAACCATACCCAACACAGGGTTGATAACATAGCAGAAAGTAGAGAAGAAGAATGGATCCTTCATCACACGGACCAGGGTCTTAAGTTGTTCCGGTGTAATATTTGTATCTCCTTCTAGTAATGTCTTCTTTCTTGCCATATCAAAAACTGTATGAAACTCTTATGTAAGGATCAAGTGATAAATTGTCCCTGAGTTTGGGATAATAGTTGAAATTCAACCCGGCCTCATAATTAAATTTACTGGTATTGTACTTCAAGCCTAAATCCAGATCATGCATGTTATGTACCGGTCTGATGGTATATTGTACGACTGGATCAAACCTTTTTATGAGTGACGTTTTCTTATTGGTTAACTTCCCATCCGAATAGTTGTACTGATAACGATCATAATTTACCCGATACTCTTCAGTAAATAGTTTACAGTCAGTATTGAAGGTAGTGATTGACAGTTTATCTCTACTGGAAAGTATCTGTAATAGTTTTGGAGCTTGTGGATAGTTAGTTAAGAATAACTCATTGTATTCAACCTTCACTGAATCTTTCTGTATGATGGTAACTACTCTATCAACATACTTTATTCGTTCAATTGGTACTGAATCTATCTGATAGAAAAATACCATGTTGGGCAATTGCATTTTTGGAAACTCTACCTTTGGAACAAAGGGTTTATTAACCCAAACTGTATCTGGTTGATGGTTGATATTTTCCAAGTCATGCCTTAACTCTGAATTCTGATCCCACATCCAGAATATAGTTAAGGTCATAAGTATGAAGGCTATGGTTAAGATTACATTTTTCATGTGATTGAGATTTTATGAAACCATTAAGGGGGGATTATAGGGGGGATTAAAGAAGTAAGTCTTAATCTAGAAAGAATAAGAATACTACTATAGAACAAAGTATATGTTTATATAGCTTTAGCTATATAAACTTCTATTAGTATTTTAGTATACTAAAATACTAATAGAATTCTCCTTATACGTATGCGTATACGCGATAGGGGGCTTGATTAGAGTATTTTAGCTTTCCTCAAGCAAGCCTTTAACCAAAGTGAATTCTCGTATACAGCTCCTTTTGTCAGGGTATTCCTCCCCTTGTTCAACCAATAGGTTGGATTGTTCTTATCAAAATATACCTTAAATGATTCTGGGAATCCCATGATGACTCTATATTCATCAAGTCCCATTATCCTTCCATGAGGATTAAATTGCCTGGATGAAGGTCTCACAGTCAAAGGGTAACCTTTCTTCCTATTGCGATATACTCCTGGTAGAGTTTTCATCTTATGAGTTCTCATTGGCCATTTGTGATCATTTTTGAATTCAGTTTTCCATAGCTTCCTCACTTGAGCTACAGTAAGAGTTGTCTTAGACTTATCAGCATAATGATACATTGCTAATTTCTTGTCATCAGATTCTCTGTAATTTATGTCTTTTCTTACTTTTTTCTTCAATTGACACAGATTCTTAGGCTTAGTTACTTGAAAAGTGTGATCAAATACTTTTGGATTGATTCCAGAATCCTTACGTACTCCTATCATCACTAATCTTTTCCTACTTTTCTGGGAATTACCAAATACCGTAACGGAATGACAGTGTACTATAAGCTGATAATCAGGCAAATTATTTTCCCATTCACTGATAGGGATGAAATCTAGAAGCTTTGAAAGGTTCTCAAGCATAAATACTGCTGGTTTGAACTTCTTAACACTAGAAAGATACAGATTTAAGGTTGCATCTTCTCTTGGTTTACCCAGGGTTTTCTTCCTTGAATAGGAGAATACAGAGCTATGACCACAGGATGGAGAACCAATGATTATGTCAATTTTGGTAAATTTCACCTCTTCAAGGCTCTTTAAGAATGGAATATCACCAAAATTAAGCTTCCATTGTAGTTCTCCTTTGGAATGGAATACAGCTCTTGGTTCAACATTAGCTACAAGATGATCCTTAAACTCAAAAAGAAGCGCCCCTTGCGCTCCACAGATACCAATTACATTCATTGAAAATAGATTTGTTTAATATATACCGGATGGTCTTGCTAAAGACTACTATAATATGCAAATTTAATATCAAAACTATATGAAAGTTGGAGATTTACTACTGGTAACTGGCACTGCATTTTTTGAAAAGACTAAAATTGTTGACAGAAATAAGGGGATTTATACCTTAGAAAATGGAATAAAAACAGATAGAACTCTTCATCCATTGAATTCAACCTATAAAGTTGAACCTTTTGATGAGGAAAAGTATAAAAATCTCATGGCACAGAGAGTTTTAACCAGAAATTTAGAAAAATTAACCCTAATCAACAACAAAGGGATAGAAAATCCAGAGATTATTAGATATGCAGCTGCTAAATTAGGTCGTATACTTGAAAAACTCGGAGAAAAATGATACGTTTCATGATAAGATTCCTTATAACAAATCACTTTATAAGGGTTATAGACAATGGGATTTCAGATGCAGGAGTACTTAGCAAAGCTTGGAAAGGAATAAACAAAGAGTATGAAGGCAATGAATCCTGGGAAAATGGCAAAAAAGAAGCCTTTCAAACATTCATCATCTGCTTTATAGGTCTAATCATCATTTCATACATAGTATGCTAACATCAACACCACCAATTTGGTTCGGATATACACTTATCATCATGTATATCTTAGGGTTTATCTTCTGTATCTTTCTCAGAAGTGTAATAAGTGAAACTCCTTTGAAAAGGTCAAGCACTAAAGTAAGGTATGGAGTTTTATTCCTTATATGGATGATGAGTCCAGCAGTAGTGATGGGATTATTCTTTTTAACTATGAAAGTTATATTCAGACATGGCGATAAGAAGAACTGATATAGATATAATCATACCAAGTGCAACATATCAACAAAAGAATGATATACCAGTATGGGATGCCTACATAGAAAAGGTAGTTATAGACGGGGATATTCCTTCCCTGATATCCGACAGGTTATGTGGAGGGATAAAGTCTATGATAAATGGCTATCCTCAAAAATTCAGTGGACAGCTTAAAGGTAATATAGAAAACTTACTAAATGAAACAGAGGTTAGTATCTATAAGAAATATGGAATAACTTACTCCAAATTAAGGGTAAAAAGAGATGGGTACTATTTATTAATTTCTACAAAACCAGACCAACCATTTGACATATGGGAATCATAAATCCTCAATAAACCATGATAGAAGTATTAAGTCATTTTCTGGGATTCTTTATTGGATTCACCATAACACTGGGTATGATAGGTTCAATTCTTCATTACCTACGGAATTATTCTAGAGAGTCATTAAATTTACTACTAGATTTATTTATCTTATGTATGATTATAACTCTGGTGATAGGTATAACCATTCTAATATTGCACTATGACATCTGAACTGAATAAGGATATGATCATACTGGATTGGATTTATTATGTGAAAGATGTAAACCATGGATATTTAATTTACTAGAAGTTGGTTGGGGTGATTTTTGGGTTATACCAATGACAGTAGAAGGATTTATGGGAACCTTGTATTATGGTACTTATAGTAAGGATGAAGTAAGGGAGATATATGAATCCAAAGGGATAGGCCTTATATAGGGAGCCTTAAAAATATCCTGGAAAATTTTGTGAAGAGCCTTTAAATGGGTTCTTCATTTTGTGTAGGGAAAGGGGGGAGTAGTAATAAACTGTGTTCATGTAATCTGGTAGTATGATCTCCTATCATTGAGGAGAGTCCTTATGCGAGGAGCCCGGGACATCTAGCAGTAAAAATGAAGTTAACTACAGTTTGTGATGTAACTCTTATCGCGAGGTTTCTTTGGGAACTGGCAGTAAAAAGGGCACACGGTGTCCCTATCGCAAAATTAAAATTAATTAAAAATAGGGGACAAATTATGCCCCCTACTTCTTCAATGAAATTTAATTACTATTTTATTTTCAATAAATTGATAAGTTATTTTATTTTTTATTTGTCTCTTTTTCAATCCATGAATTAAAATAGTTTCTTTTTCATTTACATATATTTGAAATTCGTATGTTTTTTTATCAAATATATGTTTTATTTTATTTAGTAGTTTCATATCTTTATTTTTCGTTCATTGCAGAAAGGAAATTTTTAATCGTGTCTTTCTTTTCTGTGTTTGCATTTGCGTCTACGATACATTCTACATTAATGTAAACTTGCTTTGCATATTCTTGCCACGCTTTTTTTAATGCTTTTCTTTTCTCTGCATTTTTATTGCTGGCAATAAATTCGGCAATAAAAGCGTCTAATTTCTTGCGCAATTTCATACGCAAATTTTTCTTTTCTTTGTCCGTTTTACACTCTGCAAAGATTTCTTTGCGATAAATTGATTTTCTTTCGCTGGTAGAAAAAATTTCGTTACCAATTGCCAAAATTTCATTTGCTTTCATAATAGTAAAAATTAAAGGTTAATAAAATGTTTTATTCTTTTCTTTATTGCAAATATACTACTGAATTTTTTTTAATGCAAATTTTTAGACATAAATTTTGATTATTTTTTCTTATAATAATATTTATTTAGATCAATTTTAACTATACAAAATAATCGGTTTAGGTTCAGGCAGTAGGTCTGTTTAATGATCCATGATGATAAGTTGGTTTGTTGGTATATGGTCTGATACAATTATGGCCTTAGCTGGCACCATGAAGTACAGAATAGTCCAATAACTAGGCCTTTAATGTTCATCTTCATTTTCGGCCTTTGTCCCCATATATCTAGAGTATCATATATTTATAAATAACTAAATACTTGTCTTATTAATTGTAAAGTTCTATGATATGCCCTTGCTTGCATTGCATTACACCTTTATTTGCATTGCATTGAAGGGAATTTTAATATAGGATCATGATATGGCACCTAATTGTACCTTAAAAGCCAATCTTAAAAGGCCTATAAGCCAAGCCACTAAAAGCGAAGTAAGGCCTTAATAATATACCTACTATAAAAGGCCTATTATGAGGTAGGCCTTACAGAAAAGATATTGAAAGCAAATAAAGATGGCCAACTCCATCTATTGCTTATAAGCATTCTTAGTTCTGAAGATAAGTTATATAATCCTAAATTGCTGTTAACTAATGTTAATACAATCCTCATCTTATTCACTATAACCATGGTTATTTGGCTACTTACCTGATTAATGTCATAATCAGCCCCGAAATGATCATCTAACTTATTGATCAGTTTGCCTATTAAATATTAGGGCCTTTTGAAGGCTAGATCTTATCTACCTCCAAACCTTCCGGACCCATATTAAGGATATAACCTACCTGGATCAAATTATTTATTACCGAAGGTACGCACTTCTTAATATGCAACCTAAATTCGGTCTGGCCCATATTCCCTACGAAGTTATTCTTAGGAATATTAATGGCTAATTCAGTTGAATGTGATTTGGAGATAATTTCCAGAGCAGTGGTGAAGTCTTTAGAATTAAGCATGGCCTTAAATGTTTTATGGTTTATTATTTATCTTTCTTTATACAAATATAGTAATAATATATAATATATGTAAATAATATTTCAAGGCCCTTATAGGGCCATAACCTAATCCCTGAAGGCCATATTAAGGTACCTTAACCTACCCTAATTGGCCTTAAAAGGTACCCTAAACCAGCCCTAACTGAGCCTTAACTTGAGAATTTGGATCTCCAAAACTCTATTCCTGGCATATCGATTTTAGACACCAGTTCAAAAATTACCTAAAAAGACTCGCATATATATATAGACTCGTTTATTTAAGGATTAGGATTAAGGCCTATTAAGGTACCTTTGTGTACTTTATGAAGATCTTCATATATCTCAAGTATAGACCATATAGTAGGCTATATGTCTCTTTATCGAAAAGGCCTTAGCTAGGGGCCTTAACCTTGCCCTAAATAGACTTATATATTATATAATATAGACTTGAAAAGGCATGGGTTAAGGTACCCTAAAATGGCTCTTTAAGGTACCTTAAAATGCCTTTTGGTCCCATTTAGTCACTTTTTGGCCTTAAGTCGTAGTAGCTAATACGTATAGTAACCAAGATAGCTCAAGAGCTCGTATGGTACACAGTGACCTGGTAGGATAACCTGACTACCCAAAATTTCCCACCCCCTGATTTTATGGCCATGGCGAAATTTCGACTTCATCCCAAGTTTCCGGACCCATTATTATCCTTACCTATAAGGCCCATGAATAAAAGCTATTCTTTATCTATCATTTGAATACTGTTATCCTATTCTCTTTTCATATATGGGGTAAACTAAAAAACAAATATAAGGCCTCTAAGATATAAACCTAAAAGCCTTATATATGATTTATTATATTGATCCTTTATATTATGGATTGTATATAATTATTTGATTTTTCTTTGTTTTTGGGGTTGGTGGTTATTGGTTATAGCCTTTAAGTGATTGGGATCCTTTATTTGATTAGAGGCCTTTTTATGGTTATATTTGTTTTGGGGATGATGTATTACTATTGAGATTTAGAATCCTGGTTTGAGGTTCAGATGTCTTAGTACCTCTCTTAGTTCGGAATCAGTATAGGATTTAGCTTTTTCTAGAGGGATGTTGTTATGGTTGGAAGCAATTATGATTGCCCTTTCTCTAGAGACTTTAATTGTTTTCATTGGGGTTTTTATTTGTTAATGGTTATCCAGATTCCTTGTGTCCTTAATCCCTTGCATCTTAGGGTTTGTTCGTATTTAATTTGGTTTATTTTTCTAAATAGGTATACTCTGTACTTCTTTTCAAAATCCCATTTAGTAGAACTTCTTGGTAGAAGGCTATATAGATTTGATAACCTTTCGTTCAATTGGTTCATAGAGAGATTTCTTAGTTCCCTATCTTCTAAGTACTTCATCTGGAATCTTGGTTTGATTTAATCCGTTCACTAGTTGGATTTGAGGATAAAGTAGTTCTGACCATTTATTATAGATTGGTTGAGCTACTTTATAAGCTCCCTCCTCATCTTTTACTTTATTCCAGAAGTCATCATAGTCTTTGTATTTCAGAGATATTTCCCCTATTGATCTTAGCATTACTTCTATATAGATGCCATGATCGGTTTGCCTATAAGATAGAGGATTGCCTGACCAGCCTTCTTCCCAGAGGTTATTCTCTAGTTCAGCGAATGCTCCATTTACTGCGGTTACTCCGAGTTTTCTGTAACGTTGGCTTAGTCTTAGCCATTTATCCTTTTCCTGAGTAGTCATAATTGTACGTAGTATTCAGTTTGGAGTTCACCATACATTGCTGAAGTTTCAGAATCTAAGCTTTTCAGATAGGGATTATCCTGATCTTGGGTTTTGAATACCAATTCTAACATATTCACTTCCAGATCAGTTATCGATAATTTATTCTGATTCATTTGATCTTCCAACTCATCCAGTTTTCTGTTGAGTTCAAGTTTTAGTTGTTGGAATAATTGCTTGTTTTTCATAGCCCTAAATTATTAAATTATTATTTGCAAATTAAAATTCTTGGCCCTTTACCAGCTTTCGTCTTCGATAGTGATATGGATATTGTGATTTATATTAATGTTTTGCTGTTGAACCTGTTTTTCAAGGTCATTCCTTTTCTTTTCCACGGATTCTATGAGTTCTTTGCCTTCTTTTTCTGATTTGATACGATAGTAGGATCTTTTGGTAGAGATATAATACCTGCCTTGATTATCAATTTTCAGTACTGGTTCTTCTACCATAATTACATCCTCTAATGGGTTATAGGTCTCTGGTTTGTGGTGAGGTACAAATAGGAAAGCCATTAAGATGAATATAGCAGCTATTATGATACCTATTACCATGGGTTTCAGACAGCCCTGTTCTTCTTGCTCTTTCATGATATCTTATCTGATGGTTTTAATCTGGTTACTGTATTGTTGTTTGCAATGTATCTATCCATTGCCTCTTTCTTTATCAGAGCAAATGTCTTCTTACCTGTTATGGTATTCAACATTATAGAGGGAACTACATCCATTAACCTGGGTAGTTCACCATCATCATGTTCTAGATCTTCTATGATCCTTATTTCTGAGTCATAATCTAATTCCAACATGTAAGGAATTAATTCGAACATCTTCATAGTAGGCTGGATATTTACTTATTCATGGATTTCTACCATATCAATTCCACCTTGGTTGTATATTCCAACCATATATTTATGGCCATCCTGTTCAAAGGTGAAAGTCAACACTTGATGATTTCCTACTTTATGGATAGTAACATCTGGCTTTCCACCGATATCTACCCAATTGGTTGATTCTACTCTCTTTTCTACACATGAAGTTAAGAGAATTGCCATTACGATGATAAGCTTTTTCATAGTTTTGATTTTATGGTATCTCTGATACCGATTAGTATTAGTTTTTGTTCTGGAGTTAGATGAGGATCAAGTATTGCCTTTTTAGCCTCTATATACAATTCCCTCATTTTTATTCTGTATAACTGCCCTTTGATATTCTTACATACCCAGTTATACTGTCTTTGTATTCTATTGAAAGAACTCATGCTATCAATTCTATTTTAATTCCCATATTGAGAAGAGTGACCTTTACTTCATCATCTCCAGTTGAGAGAACATGTATCAGTTGCTGCATTGCTGGGATGAAGAACATATTCTTTATAGTGTCATCTCCGAAGTTTAACCAGAATGTATGCTTAAATGATTCAGGGATTCCCTCGGAATCATATTTAACCTCTACCTTGTACTTATATAATTGAAGCCCCAATCTGTTGTCAAGTTCTTCAACTACCTCGGAATAGATATCCTTGATTGATTCTTTGATATCTTCTCTGTCTTCTCCCTTGATATCATTGGATTCTTCCAACCCTTTGAGTAATACCTTCTTGTAATTTTTCATAATTAATGCGATTTTATTTCTTCATTGCAAATATAAGCAATTTAATTTATATTTGCAAATTAAAATTAACGGTCGGCCTGGAATGGTATACCAGCTACTTCGAATGCTTCTTTAGCCTCTTCTGATAAATATTCGCATTTTTCGGAAGCTGCAAGATAAACTGTGCCGTTGCAGTCACATACTACTCCAGTAATACCATGTTCGAGTGGCCACATAGGCTGAACTGCTACCATTACTGGTGCCTGAGGGTCCATTTCTGATAAAGCTCCCATTAGATCTTCTACGGTGTAAGTACTGTTATATCCCATGTGATTAAAGTTTTAGTATATCGTTTTGTCGACAGTTCTTTTTATTATTGTTTCCCGGGTATCTTTTACCCGGTCAATTAAGTATGCCTTAGCAATACTCTCATCGGTTTCGTCTATCCATTTTGCTATATCAACCTTTCGAGTGAGTTCCACTTCCATGTCATGAGCTGCATGGATAGTTTTATATTGATGGTGATTCTTTAAGTAGAACCAGATAATCAGTTTATATCTTTTCTGTGCCATATCTTTGATGGTTAGAAGGTGAAATCAATGTAAACTTCTTTGTCTCCTCTTCGGATTACTTCATGATTGATGTTCTCCCATTTGTATGTACTGTAGCATTTAGCCTGAGGAATGTATTCTCCTCTAACCCATACCTGAGAAATGTTGGGCTCTTTAACTGGAGTAAGAGTAAAGTAATCTCCCCTTTTCAAATCCTTGATTTTTCTCTTTTCCATAGTCTTTATTTTTTATGGTTTATATCTTTATTTCTCTTTATGCAAATATAATAAAATTATACTTAATATGCAAATAAAAGTTCTCGGTATTGGCATATGGTAGGGATTTCTAGAACTTTTATATTATAAGGGGTTCTAGTTACTTAGGAAACAAAAATAAGACCTCTAGAAAAGAGGTTTTATGGTCTTTTATTTATTTGGTCTTAGCTGATGTAGGAATTTGAGTAATGTAGTATTTATTTCCCACTGGTTTAGTTGGGTATTTTAGTAATTCATATTCTAAAGCTGAAGTATCTGGGAATTTTATATAAATACATATACCTGAATATACTTGCCAACCTGGTCCCCACTCAGGTTTATTTTCGAATTTACCGAATATGCCTATGTTCATCCTGTCCGCTTTGGATTTTGTACCGAATATCTTATTGGTGAAACCCAATACTACATTCTCGATAGTGGGGTAAAACTTGGGGTCATACTCTTTGTACATATTGTAGCAATAGAGTCTGGTAGCTCTGATTAAAAGCTATATCTTATCGTTTGTATACATAGCCAGATGTACTATAAGATTCTATCGTATATGAAGAAGTTTGAGTGATCCTTAGTGAATGAATATGTTTTAGTGTTGAACTCTTTATTGATCACCACTATATCTCTGTTACTTAATTCTTCCAATTCATCCATGTAATCGAATACATCATCAATTACCCCCAGATTTGCAATGTTTGTACCATCGGAGAACCCGAGAAGCATACCTTGACAGATGTTATCCATTATATCCAACTTGATGTATTTTCCATCTTTGCTTATGGTATCTTCCCATTTTCCATTATCTACATATCTGAAGAGATTGCACCAACCAGTTATGGTATGAATCTTTATCTTAGTAGCACTAGCTGATACTGATAAAGCTACTTTTGAATTAGTACATAACCATCCCTGCCGGTTTACATTGGTATCGGTGAATACTATATCTTCATGATACGGTGGATAGGGTAATCCGAATACCCTCATTTTTCTACCTTCTTTGAGTAACTGATTTACTCTTTCAACTACCTGAGTAGCATTAAATACTGTCTTCTCTTCCATAGTAAGTGATTCTTATTATAAGTTGAACTGAACTTCTGCTTTATAACTCGAGTCAAAATCCAACTTAAATGGTATTCCCAAGTAATGTGGATAAGGGTTATGCCATATATGATGATTACCGAGTTCATCTGAAGCATCCTTTATATTATTCTCCCCAGAGATATAAAACTTTATCTCTCTATCATCAGAGGTTATTGCCTTCAAATAACCTTTTACAGTTATTGTAACCTGTTTCTCTTGTGTTTTAACGATTAAGTCCATAGTCTTTATTTTTTATGGTTTATATCTTTATTTCTCTTTATGCAAATATAATAAAATTATACTTAATATGCAAATAAAAGTTAAAGGTTCTAGTCTTCTATTTCTGGGTCTATATCTTCGTAGGCTATGTTTTCTTCGATTTCTCGTCTGATTTGGTGATGGTCTTCATCAAAAGCATTTAAGGCACCATGGTAGTCTCCAGTTACGCTATCCAATTCGGCCCTTTTTATATTCAATCCTTCCTTATCGCCTCTATTACCATCTTGTTTAGTTGCAACTACTACAGGCAATTCCTTGAAGTCATATTGATTCTCTACATATTCTATCTCTTTGATACCACCATTGTCGGCTAATTCTTTTTGTATCATAGCCATAGCTTCATCTCTAGTAAGAGATTGATCTTGGGTATCAACCGTATTGAATTGATTGTTCTGTTGAGCAAATATATTTACTGTACCTCCGCCTGATATAGCTCTTACTAAACTCTGAAGAGACGTAGTGGATTGTTGCTTTAATCCTATAGCCTTATTGACTTCAGAAGTAATGAATGGAGCATACCTTCCTCCCTGAGAATCCCTGAGTAATTGTACCTGTTGGCTTATTTCCATACGGTCTTCAAGTGCCCATGATATACAAGCTCCCATTAATGAATCAGCAATCTCATTCATCTTGCTACGGTCAAATAAACCGTTGTCTAGAAACGTTTGTTTCATTTGCATCTGAACTATTGCGGGTTCACATCTAAGAAAATCTGCTAGTTCATTTACTGAATAATATCTTGACCAAAGTTTTCCATTATTCACTATCCATATATGGATTATGAACTTGGTCAAATTCTTCATAGCTTCATCATCGCCATTGTTAGCTTGTATAGCCAATTGAGTTATACCAATTCCTCTTGGGAACCTTTGAGCTATTTTTTGTTCTTTCATAGTGTTGTATTTTGGTATCTAATAGTTGATCTATTAATAACCAAATAAAAGGCCCTTACCAAATAAAGGGCCTTTTAGAGTTAACTATTTAATAATCAGGTTGCTGGATCACTGAATTAGGCTTACCTTCAATTTTGAAGAGCTTAGGGTTATTTTATATTCCCCAATATGACATTCAGCTTTAAGCTGGTTACTCATAGCAAAAAGTTCTGAAAATAGCTTTTGTACATGTATGGGATATACTATCTCTATATCCACTGAACTAATACTATAGCAAAAGCTTATATTTACTTCACTTTCACCAGCTCCTTGATAGAAGTTTACAATTTTATCCTGGGCCAATTTGGCAATTTCTAAAATGGTCTTCATAAAATCTTAGTAACTTTAGAGTCTTGTATTATTAGGAATTATCTCTTCATATTAGGCTTATCTTTCATTTGCTTTTGTTTTCTAGCCATACTTTGTGCAGCTCCATAAGCTATTATTGCTTCCAAAATGGGTTTCATTCGCTTTTGTTTTGCCTTTTCCTCTTTCTCCTTGGCCTCTAATTCTGCCTTAATCTTTTCATCCCTTTCAATGGCCTTTTTCCTTTTCTCTTCCAATTCTGCATGTAGATTGGGGAAAAGGTTTGCTCTAATAGGAATTACATGTAAGGCAAAGAATGCAGAGAATAACTTTTCAGAGAATGGCTCACCAGCTTTCTTATTAGAAATACTCCGGAATTTATCCTGCTGTTCTTTTACTGCATGAAGGAATTTTTCGTATGTGAACTGAACCTTCATTTTTTGGCAGGCAGTTATCATTGCCTCAATACGGTCCTTAAACTCCTGGCCAAAGGCCTCCATGAATTTTTCCCGGTTGAAGTTGTAATTTTCTCTATCCAACTTAAACTGTTTTACATACTCATTGGTCTTCATAGTGTTTTATTATTTACAAATTATTGATTTATTAAGTGTATTAATGATTGTTCTCTAGATACTACCTGAAAAAGATATCCTACCAGGTTATCTTCCCAGTATGATAACCACATGTGATTTTGAAACCTGAACTTATTCTTCTCTTCTACCGATATATTCTTTGGCATCCCAGTAATATATAATAAATGAGGCCCATTTGTGTTCTCTATAAATACTGGATACCTTAAATTTTCGTCTACCTTAAAATATCCCTTGATAGCATAATCTGGAAGATACTGACTAGACCTTATACTGCAGTCAAATGCCAAATCTTCTACCTTATATATCTCTGGGTTTACTGGTAATTCATTATAGATATTATCAATATTGGTAGTTTGAAGGTAGTAAGTTATCCTTGATTTATCTAGCGTTACGCTTTTTACTTTCTCTGGAAACATTAAATTTTTTTTTCTTTTATTGGTACATAGTCTTCTATATCATCCAGCCGATTAGTTACCAAGGCATATACGAATAACTTAGCAGAACGGAAGAAGAATCTCCTTATATTCTTCTCAGTAATGTAGTAATCATATAGCCTAAAAAACTTCTTCTGATGCCTATGTTTCAGATTTCTCTGTGTAAGATATGCTCTTAGAACTTCTTTATGTAATTCTAACAATTCATGATCTACTTTCTGAATTGCTTTCTCTGGTAAGCCAACAATCATAATCTTTCATAACATTAAATGATCATTATACTAAGGGGCCAGGACTTAATAATTAGCCCTGTACCCCTCTCCTACTATGAAAGATTAGATTGCAACTGATTCTTTTACGAATTGATTCTTATATTCAAGATACTCCTTCTTGGCTTTCTTGAACTCTTTAGAATCTTGGTTCTCGATTCTGAGCATTGCCAATTCCAGCTGGTGGATTTTATTTCTTACCTGCTGCCGGAACTTCTTTCTTGAAAGAGTGTCCTCGCAGTCTGCGGGATAAATATACTTTACTTCCCTTTTTGTTACTACCTCCTCTACGAGGTTGGCTTCCACCTTTTTCTTGGTTTTATCAACCAGTTTTTCTTTTTTGGTTTTCTTGACCTTCTTCTCTGAGGCCTTTTCTGTAGCTTCCTTTTCTTTGCCAACTACCTTCAGAGCTTTCTTTGATTTTTCGACCTTCTCAGCTTTTTCTTCGATGAGGTTATTGATACCCTCTACCAGATTGGTCTTTTTAACTTCCTGAGCCTTGGTGTTTTTTTCCTTTTTCATGGCTTACAATTTTAAATGGTTATACAATTAATTAAAAGTTATTTTTATTTCCTAATGCAAATATAAAGTAACTTTTTTATATGTGCAAATATTTTTATCAATTTCTTAGCGGTTGTGTTCTTGGTCTCTGGTGTGTTAACCTTTTATTGCTTTCCCTTTTATTGTTTATGCAAATATAGATATAAATATGAACCCCTGCAAATTATTTTGCTAATTATTTAAAGGTCTGTTCATGGCTTACTAGCTGATAGTTTTCTTAGTATAGCTTTGAACTGATTCATGTAGTGGCATTCCTTATTAGTACATTTACCGTCAGGAGTAATGTTTTCATTGGCACCACACTTTGTCATACCTGTTGCCTTATATGGACAACACTTTCTATGTGCTGCACATGCTGATTTGAATTCTACTGTACTCATTCGTAATACTCTTTTACTTTAGTTAAACGGCATTTGAATTTGAACGGCATTACATAGTCTCCCCACCATCCAGTTAGAGGTATAATACACCCGATAATGGCATAGTAGTAGAAAGTTTTTGCAACAAACTGCTGTTTCTCTGCATCCCAAAAATCATTTGTTCTAGCATCATCATCATTCTTAGGGTCTACATATACCCAATGATATGATATCCTTATGAATAGCCATTGAAATATCAGGATATTCATCCACCCTAATAGGGTTATACCGAATATCTTTTTCCATACCCAGCTGTTAGTTTTCTTTACTTCTTTTCCCATAATCCATAGGTTGATTTAACTTTCTTTAACGGATGAAAAATGTCTAATGATTCCCAAATAGATTCTGCTTGTTTTACTACTGCATCTTTAGCTTCCAGATGACTGCTAAAAGTTTTCCACAGTATTGGAATATAATTCAAGCAGGCATGCTTTGATTCTCCTGGTTTTACCATTATGTAGAAGTAGACTTCATTATCAATTATTTGACCGATTGTAACTCTTTCAAACTTAATAACGGCTTTTGGTTTGAATCCATAAATACTTTTATGCCTATCGCCATTAACATACTTGTTCAATCTGAATTTAATTAGACCAGCCATATCAATCCATATTTCGTTCAAAGTATTCGTAAAAATCCACATCTTCTGTTAGTTGATCCATCAGTTCTTCTACTTCCATATCCAAATGTACTGAAGCTCCTGATACTTGCAATGTTATTCCAGAACCATAATTACTTGAAGATGATCCATAAAGATTTAATTCTTTGGGTCTATATCCTATAACTTCATCTCTATAATGAATTATACCATTTTCGTAGTCATAACTTTTTACTTCTGATACATGTCTAGATTTATCCCAGTTTTTCCAATGAGGTTCTGAATCAGGAGTAGGGGGAACTGTTTGACCATCCCATAGTATGCAGATTACACTAAATGCCGATATTCCTATGATACCAGTTTTAACGGCTTCCCATAAAGTTTTTGCTTCATCTGGTTCTCCTTCTGGTGTGTAATACCTTTTATAGCTTTTGGCCTGCATATTTATTCCTAATCCTTCTTTCAAATGATTTGCCTACTGATAAACCATTTTCAATATCATCCTTGAAAGTATTAAAATCAAACTCCGATACAGAAACATATTTGTATACCTTATTTCCCTTGAAAGTTATGGTTATATCCCTATTATCGAGGTCAAAAATAACCTTTTCAATTCTGGATGATCCCGTGGTATTAAATACTTCTTTCATCGTTATCGTCCTTTAAGCTCGAAAATATTAAGTCCCATAGCTACTACATTATTTTCCTTCCTCAATGCCTGGCAAGTAAATAAAATATCCCATAAAATGAATACTGAATCTGAGCTCATTTCCATTAAGTCTTCTTCCATCATATATAATGTACTCATGATAGTATTGAACCACCTTTGGTTTAGTCCATTTACTAACATGTTTTCAATATCATCATACCTATTATTAAAGGTATCTCCTTTCATCCTTTTAAAGGATTCTATATATTCCCTTGCCAATGATTCTACTGATTCTAGAGAAGTTCCATAACAAGGGAATATAATTTTCCATTTATCTAAGCTTTTATCCTCTAAAAGGAATTCTAGCGCCTGAATCTGCACATCCATAATTTGATTCCAGATATCCTGAGCAGATAAATGCCTTTGCAATTTTAACCTGATACAGCCTCGATTAATTTTCATCTTTAATTTAATTTTGTTATGCAAATATAATATTTCTAATTATAATATGCAAATTAAATTCAGTGGTGTTATATAGGTATATCTAACAAAGAACCCCGAACCTGAGTATGATCCGGGGCATTAGAGGTAACAGATTGCCTATCTATTAATCCTCCTCTTTCTTGGCCTTCTTTCTCTTCTTATCCTTTGAAGCCTTCTTTTCTACCTTTTTCACCTTTACAGGCTCCTCTTTCCTCTTAAATGGAATAACTGGTTTTTCTTTTGCCAAATCCTCAGCATACTTCTTTCCTTCCACTTCTGCCTTTTCCTTAGACATAGTTTTCAGAAGAGTACGCATTTTCTGACGATATTTCTTTTTCTGATCAGAAGTCATTTCTTTGCCATCAACCTTCGGGTAGTCATAAGCATTAGGAGTGCTAGTTACCTTCTCTTTCTTGGGATGAACTTCGGGCTTTTTACTCTTCCGTTTTTCGTGTCTCTCAATTGCCTTCTCCTCATTCAATTCACGAGCCTTTTTGTTTCCCAGGTTAATGATATCAATCCAAGCCTGGATTTTCTTACCATGTTTCTTGTGGCCTGTCCAATCTTTTTTAGGATCAAGATTGTTCTCTTCCATGTAGGCCAGCATTTCCTTCTGAGCCTTGCGTGCTTTACGAGCAGCCAAGTCATTCTTACTAACTTCTTTTGCCATTGTAGTTGAGTTGATTAAAATTAGTTTTGATTACCTTTACATGATTATAGTTTAGTCAAAGAGTTTTTGGTTTGCACTTCCTTTACCTCTGAGATAATTATTTCTCTCTTTTGTAAACTAGCCATTAATTTAAGGTGAACAATGGCATCCTCTTGAGATATGTTGGTATATACTATCCTGAATCTATCACTAGTGTTCTTATCTTCAAAGGTTATAGTTATTATATTACCATTTGTTAGATCTCCTATCCTCTTCACTAGTGACTTCACCTTGCCTAATTTTAAGGTTCTATCCTTTATTAAGGCTTGCTTTTTTCCAGGTGATAATCCTGGTATTGATAACCTTATATCTATATCCTGAATTAACTTACTCAGGTACTTTATACGATAGATCAGCCCCTTTACTGACGAGTTAAATTGTCCCATTTTGGTTTTTGAATAGAGGTATCACTTCCTATTTTCTGGGCATATATTTCAATCAAATGCAATGTTCTAGAGATAATATATTCCGCCATCATTCTATTTTCTTTGGAAAGATCTTTTTCTTCCTCTAGTAACAGCTGGTATGATTGCAATTGATTACATAATGCCAGGTATATAATATCGTCGTCTTCTTGCATATATTTCTATACAAAATGGGGAGGTTCACCCAGGCTACTTGGATGACCTCCCCTGCATGACTCAAAAACTGAAGTCAGAATCGGTTATTTGGCATAAAGCCTACTCCTCATCTTCATCATCCTCATCGTCCACGATTTCCTTGGCTTCCTTGCCTTTCTTACCCATACCGGGCATCTTCGGAACAAGGTTCCCGTGCTCCTTCTTGGACTTAACCGATACGCCAGGGATGGTCTCATTCGAGACAGCAATTACCTTACCATCCTTATCGGTTACTACCGACGTAATGAGGACACCGTACTTACGTACGTTCATGGCAAAGGTCTTTACTACGTTACCACCACCAAGGTCGATAATATCGCACTGCTTGCTGTTGGGTCGCTGACCAGGTGCCCGGTTCTTGAGTCGCTCCTTCATGGCCTCACGTTTGGCCTTCTTCTCCTCTGCGGTCAATTCCTTCTTACCGCTTTTCTTAGTCTCAGTTTTTGCAGCCTTTGCTTCTACTGCCTTTTTCTTAGTTGCCATATCTTTAATTTATTTTATGGGTTTCTTTGAAAAAGGGAACTTCAAGTTTATTGCCTATTATCACCTATGAAATTTAACTATATTGTAACTTGAAGTTCCCTTGGATTTGGTTATAGTCGGAATTACCTTTACTTCTTCTTTTTCTTAGTGTCTTTCTTAGAAGCAGCCTTTGCCTTGGGCAAAGCAATACCCAACTCCTTAGCTACTGCCTTACGAAGTTTCTCTACATCCTCTTCATCAAACTCATCAGGATCTGTTTCGAGTTCCTTGTCATCGCAAAGATCTTCAAGAGCCTCAAAATCCATTTCGGCCAGATCCTCGGGAGTTACTTCATCTTCGTCATCAGATTCCTCATCGTCTGAGTCATCTTCATCTTCATCCGAATCTTCATCTTCATCCTCTTCGTCATCATCAGAATCGTCTTCATCTTCATCCTCTTCGTCATCATCATCACCTTCTTCCTCATCTTCATCCGAATCATCGTCATCAGATTCCTCAGCTTCTCCGCCAAATACATCTTCAGAATCTTCAGCCGAAATAGGAGTCAGAAGTGCATAGGAACCGTCATCATACTTGATGAGAATTACACCATTAGAAAGAACCTTGCGTTCTACCTCTTTTGCTGCTGCAGCTTTTTTCTTTGCCATAATTGAATTAATTAAAAAGTTGTTTGAAAACTGTTTGATTGATTATAGTTTTGTAATAAACTTTTGAGTATATATCTCTTTATTTTCTTGGACTGCTATAGCTTTCAAGAATACATTTTTATCTCTGATATCCTCCAACTTTTGGGTGAATTCATTTTGACCTTTTACCTCAAAAGGTTCACCTTCTTGAGTAAAATTATCATCAACTGCCTTATCTGTTTCTGTATAATACTTTTTAACCCCTACTATGAGCTTTATACCATCCCATGGATTTTCAGGCTCTTTCTTTTTTACTACCGTCATTTTGCTATTCCATTTTTATATGCAGTGTAATATATTCTAGTATATCCTTCTTGTCCTATACCTGAATTTAGAGCAATATGAATATCCCTATAACCTTTTTTATATGCCCTATAATCATGAGCAAAATGTTCAGGATATATATAGTAATCCCCACATACTTTTCGGTTAGTTACTAAATAAGCATACCATCCTGTTTTCATTTTCATAGGAAACTCCGACATTGGAACAAATCCTTGAATTAATAGTTCTTTGAGAATAAACTCTTCTTTTAGGAGTCTCCTTACTTGGGGCATATCACCCAGTCTTTGGGATACTGCCTTTTTATATTCATCCCAATGTCTTCTGGTCCATCTGATAGAACTTATGGTAGACCGTTTAGTTATGGATTTATATGCAAGAGCTACTTTTATTTGACCCCATCCAAAATCACTCTTCTTTGTAAAGAGTTTTCTTTCTTTTAGACTCAGTCTCTTTAGCCTTCGATAGCTTAACAAGCTTTTCTGGAACAGCTTTGAGTAAAGTTCTATATTCTTTTGCTCCATAATTAAACTTCTCTACCAGATTTATAAAGTATTTCTCTTTTTGTTGTGAACTAAGTCTTTTCTTTCTAGCAAGTCTTTCACCAAGAGTTCTTTGAGCACTAGATTTGGCATTTCTATATGCCTCAGTAAGCAATATCTTAGAAATCGGCTTTTTACGTTTTCCACCTATCAAAAGGGATTTACCTATTACAAATTTCTTTTCTAAGGCAGTCTTTCCTTTTATCCAATGAACTGATCTTAGATTTTCTCTACCATAATAAATTAAGAACCTTTGTCTAGCAGCCTTTAATGAATAAAATCCTTGTAATACTACCGCTGGTTCCCCCTTGTAATTATAAGACCATGGATACCATTTATGGAGATATATCTTAACATCCATCTCCCTTATTAACTTACCATGTCTCCTATGAAAATCAGCTCTTCTCTTTTTCTCGAAGTAATAAGCTCTTACATCTGGCGGTAATGAATCAGGATCTATTGCTCCATTTACTACTGTAGCTTCTTTAATACATTCTTTGTATCTGTCTAGAAAACGTTTATCTCTTTGCCTATACTTATGGATCTTTATCTTACCCATAAGTACTTTTCTCAGCCACAGCTGCTTAAAATATATACTGGAGTTATTTATTATAGCAGGTGGTACCCATGGTATACCAAGCTTATAACAAGCTTCCTCAAAATCGTCATGACTATGAAAATACCATATTCTTGGCATATATACCTATTCTTTCTTTTGTTTACGTAGTGCTGCCCTATACCATTGCTGAATTGACTTTTCTTTAGCATCCGGGAATTTCTTTTGTACTCTTCTGATAATACGATCTATTGGTAATTCTTTATATGTTAACTCAAAAACATATGATTTCTTAGTTCCTTTCCAAAGACCGTTATCATCCTTTTCTTTCTTAGGTTTCTTGGGTTTCTCTAACCCTTTGATTCTCTTTGTCTTCTTCTGCTTTGTTACAGTATCCTCACTGATAAATCCGAGATTAAGTTGATAACTTCTCATTGGATCATCTTTATCATAACCTGCTAATTCAAGTTGATTATCCATCCACTTGTCATATTCATCAATGAGGGAATTGTCTGGCTTATTATTCGAATGATGAATATATGAAGCCAACCCATTGTAGTCTGCAGAACAAGCATCTGGGAATGGCATACCAAGAGAAACTGCCCTTCTCTTCATATCCTTGTAGGTCATATTTTCTAACCCACTACCCATTACCTTGATCTTCTCTTTGTTTAGTTTTAAGGGCCTTTTGTCCTTTTTCTTTCCTTTGCGCATATCTATATAAGTATAAAATTATATTTATTATTTCTTCATTGCAAATATAAACAAATTTATCGAAGTTACAAAATATCTGTATAAAAATTCTAAGAGTTTGATACTAGATTCCTCTTCCTGTGTAATTTATAGGCAGTATCTAGAGTCTCACATGTAAAATCCATGTTATTTATTGATTTGTAGTTAATAGATTTCTGGATTATTTCTCTGTACTCTTTCCAGAACTTCAATCCACCTTTACTATCAACAGTTTTTTCAAAGTATCTTGTCACCAAAAACCCGAAAGTATCTGCAATAGTTTGACTTTCGAATATGTATATCCTTAAATCTGTTATAGCCTTAATAACATCATCAGATTTTTTTATGGGCATTACACCATACCCTTCTTCTGGAAAAAGTTCATCTGAAACTATAGCTGTAAAATACCTTCTACTTGATGGACCATTTTTCCAATACTCAGTTATCAATTGCCTTATCTTGAAATCTGGTATTCTATGAAGGTATGATAAATATACCTTATCCTTCTTGGTCGATCTTCTTTTGTATGCAGTGGGAGCTTGCAGTATTCTTGGTAGTATTCTGTAATTATTCCACCTATCAAACTCAAGAATCAGAGCATAAAGGTCTTTATCCCACTTATTCTCTGATTCTTTCAACCTCTTCATATTGCTTATGATTCTTGGATTGGTTATAGAAGTTAACAACCATGATGAATCACCAGAATGTATCTTAGCTTCCTCTTTTGATAACCTTTTGATCATTGCTCCAAATAAGTAATCCCTGAACCTTGGCTCTATTGGTGATTTTGGGTTTACCAGTGAAGGATGCAATTCGAAGTAGTCAGAGAATAGCTTAAGGAATTTCTCTGCCCTGGCCTTTAATTCTAAATACTTATAATGGGGCATCTTTAGAATCTCTCCAGCTTCCCAAGTAGATAACCCCTTGCCCTGAATAAACATTAGGCTATTTTTCTCTGGATCTGTCAAACAATCCCAGGCTAATTCTTGATGTCTTTCCATATTAGTATTGTTTGTTCATTAGAATCTCTTCAGTACTACCATCTGGAATCTGAGATAAATCTACATCATAGTCTGCAGAATATAGCTTATATTCATCTGACTCATGATATGCAGAGTATAATACATTTTCTCTTGGTACCTCTATTTCCAGACTACCATCCATTTCTGGGTATAACCTAACTAACATCATCTTAGTATTTAGGTTATTTTCCAACAGTATTGCTGGAATCCCTTCGAATGGGTATCCTCTAAGTATTACATAATCTCCAATAGCTACTCTTGTTATGTCATCAGCCGAGAATATCTTATTGGCTTTTGACATCCTTTTGTATTTCTTTACCTCTTCTCTGGTTATGGTAGCTACTACTGAGTAATCATCAAAGTCCTCTGCATTATCTACTCTCAGCCTTTTTCTTTTGGGTCTGTAGTCTAATGACTTTAAAAATGAAAGTATTCCTGGTATATCCTTCTTGAGCTTATTTAAGTAATATCTATCGAAGGCTTTCTCCGGTTTCATACGAATGAAACCGTAATTGAATAATAATGGTACATCTTCGTACTCATTGCTACCTTTACGTGATTTCTTTAATACACTGATAATGGGGATAATGGCCTTCACGTTTTTATACCCCCTATTCTTTAAGTCGGAGTTTATTCTCTTATAGAACTTCCTATCAAGCCTAAATATGCAGTATACGTAGGGGGTTTTCATATTACTTTAATAATTTGCGTACATACTTATGTAAATCTCCATAGTTTATCAACCTCTGTACTTCCTTAAACATATAAACAAAAACATGTATCTTTGGAGTACTTATTTCCATTCGAGAAATTTCTGGTGATTGATCCTTCAAAAAAGAATCCACTTCTTTATTTACCATAAAGAAAGCTTCTCCCTTTGGCATAGAATTATACCTCATAATAAGTACTGGTATCTTCTTAGCCCTTTCTGCATCTCTATTAGCTTGAGTCCAAAAGCTATTTATTTTACAACTTTTTATACCCAGTAGTAAATGCTCAAATTTTATATCCTGATAACTCTTACACTCTACTGATAAAGAAAATCTTTTTGCATGCCTTGGATCAGAACATACTACATCAGAAGATATATTATCTGCTTTTTTCCATCTTAATCCACCACTAGCTGGAGTTCTAGAAAATTCATATCCTGACCAATTTTGGAATGCCTTGCAAACAGATCTTTCAAATCGATTACCTTTGCTTTTACTGTTCTTTCTCATGATTTTATACCTTTATGACCAATAGTCATTATTGGTATTGTGAAAGGCCCCTCTCTCTGGTCACAGTAAGCACCCTGGCATTTGGTATTGGAAGTGATTCTTGATGTGAGATTAAGTATAGGGTTTTATCTCTGTATATTTTTCGTATTAAACCTATCACTAAATCAATATATTCTGAACTAAGGTTTTCAAATACCTCATCCAAGAATGCTATATTTATACCCTTAGCTTTAGTCATCACTTCATTCATGGCAAAAGCCATAGCTAAGTTGACCAATTGTCGCTGGCCTCCAGATAACTCTTCATAGGATACTTCTATACCATCCATTATGATTTGGGTATTGAAGTCTTTCTTCACACCTTGTATATCCACATAGAACAATATACTGAACCCCAATACTTCTGAGTATGAATCAAGAGTCTCATTCAATATATCTAATGAGCTTTCAAATAAGAACGCCTTTATTCCCCTGTTACCAAGTGGATCATCCATCACCCATTTGTAATTATCTACCACTACCTTCTTTTCTTCCATCTGATTTTCTATATCAGACAACTTATCTGTTAAGGTAGATAATTGTTCTTTATACTTCTTAATAAGGCTTACGTTAACACCAGTCTTTTTCTCTGAGGATAAGTTTTTGATTTCAGCCTCTATATTGTCTATATCTCTCTGTACCTTTTTTGATTCGTATTCTTTATCTTTTATATCCTCTAACTGATCACGATAGCTTGATATGCTATCTGATATCTTGGAATATTTATCTTGAAACTTCTCTATGTCTCCGAATGCTTTTTTAACACCCATTAGACGTTTCAAAGAGTTCTTAATATCCCCTTTCTTTAATAACTTTATAATAATACCAATAAACTCTTCTAGAGATACCTTAGTTTTACTTCTGGCATCATTTATTCTATTAAGTAATTCCCTTTGAGAATCCTTTGCTTCTTGTATCTTTTGTTCAATTAGGTTCTTCTGAGTTACTGTATCCTTAAGCTCATTTGATTTTTTAGCCTTAGCTAGCATGGATAACTTCTTTTCAAGTGACCTTATCTTTGAAGAGATATCGGTCTTTATATGTTTTGCTTGTTCTTTTAAGTCATCAAGCATCCTTTGCACTGACTGTCTCTTTTCTTTGATTGAGTAATATTTCTGATGGATATCATTATACTCTTCTAATGATTTAGTGTAGTATCCCTTGGCAATTTCCCTTGCCTTAGAGATATACCCCAATTCAAATATCTCCTCGAATAAGTCTTTCTTATCAGAGGGAGATTCTTGTATCAACCTTTTCATTCCCTGACCAAACATTATCGAATTCATGAAAAGGTCATAAGACATACCTAAATCAGCTACTATAAGCGCCTGTATGTCATTCTTATTTTTATCTGATACCTCTATAGCATCTATCTCATAAATAAGTCTGTCTTTTCCTTTTGATCCATTTACTTCACCCTTATATTTAAGGCAACGTGTTATCTTATGGATTTTACCACTTTTACTAAAGTATACCTCTACTTTAGTACCATGATAATTCTTTTGTCTATACTTCTCCCAAGTATTAACATCTGACTTACCTTTTATATTCTTACCATATACTGCCCATACCAAAGCTGATAAGATTGTAGTCTTACCTTCTCCAGTAGCTCCCCTTATTATGGTTATTCCCCTTGAACCAAGATTTAATTCTAAATATGGTATAGAACAGAAACCCTCTATTATGATATTACCGAACTGTATCATTCTGCCTCCTTTATTACCTTTAACAGAGTTGTCTTTTTTTCCTTATCTTTTATCCCCTTTGCCTTCATATACCTCCTTACCATGGATTTCTTAGAAAGTTCCCTGGTTATTTGAGGGGTATCTTCTACTTCCATAACTTTAGACTTACTAGCAATGACCGTATAGTAATTACCATCATCCATAATTTCATCTTCTGATGATACATCCACAAATTTAGGAAAGCCTTTGAATGGCTTGAATTCCATTGAGAAGTCTTCATATATTTTCCAATAACCAAGTTTACAATTACGATCTGTTCTTCTTTGTTGTAAAGGAGCCCCAACCATGTATACTTTCTTCCCTAACCTTTGAGGTTTATGTATATGACCTATCAATACTAACTTGAATTTGGTTAGTAGGTTTACATTCAAATTCTCTACTGTTCCAACTTCAGTGTTATCTGTATCTTTAGCTCCTGGGTAGTCTGTATGTAACAATAATATGGTTGGCTTTAACATAGCCCCTTTCAATTCAGCTTTTATCAAACTATCCAACCCTTTATTGTGATCAATATATGGGATACCTACTACTCTGAACTTACCAAAATCATGGTATGAAAAATCTATATTGTGTAAGAATGAATACCTACGACATAAATTTGCCCAATGCGATGATGATCTCCTCTCTATAGTATTACTCTTCTGTAAATCATGATTCCCTGATATACCATATATGTTGAATTCTTCACACCTATTTAATTCTTCGAACTGTTCAATTATAATTTCATCCAGTGAAGTACTTATAAATTCTGGACGGTGCATAAAATCCCCGCAAAAGAATGCTGGACATTTATACTTAATACATAAGTCTTTAATCAAATAGAGGACCCTTATATGATTCAGGGTCCTCTTGTTATCTTCATTGAACTTAGAATATTCTCCTAAGTGCAAGTCAGAAAATGCTATTCCTATTACCTTCATAACCGAAGAAACTTCCTAATTAAGTATTCTCTCTTTTCGTGATTCATCTCATCAAGTATGAGAACTTTTACCTTATAACCCATTATATCCATCACTCCAGTATCTGGAACTCCATTACAAAGTTGATATACTTTTGAATCTGGTGTATATCCCCATACTTTTAATAAACCATACATTATTTGGGATACTTGGTATTGATAGTACTTTGATAATACTCTTTTACCGTTGTTCTCGGTTACCCACTCATTAAAGAATTTCTCTGAAAATGGTATGAATATCAAATGTGTACACTGTTTACCAAGTAACATTCTACATAAGTTGATAGCATGATCTAGATCACATTCTTCAATTCTATGGGATAACTTATTAATGAAATATGCTGCAGAATCAAAGTATGATCTATCTGTTACAAAGTTATCTTCCATTCGGAAAGCTTTGTTACGTAGATTCAATACTTGCATATCTTGCATGAATACCGTCTTTGCATCTTGCTGAATCATATCAGCATGTGGCATATCTTTTGTTTCTGGTACTAAATCTGAATATGACCCAGATATGAATGGTATATTCAATAATTCTGCTATTTCCTTAGCTATAGTAGTTTTCCCTACTCCAGAAACACCGGTGAACATAATTTGATACTTACCGTAATACATAAGTCTGTAGTTTTTTGAAAGGTTCTAAAAAATCTGGTATCTTGAAAGATCTTAGGTTAAACTTATCTAATACCATGAATAACCTGTCTTTCCTTATATTATTAGTACATCCTTTTACCCAAGGGATTATCTTTATTGGATACAGATTCAAAGCAGATCTCAAGTCTATCAGAGACTTATTCTTTTTGTATAGTTCTTCTAATTGATCTCTTTCTATACCTTTGAATTCTGCTCCCCTTGTATCAATAAAATCTGCTATACTACCAAACTGATCCAGGAATGATCTAGTCTTTACTTCTCCCATACCATAATAACCTGGTATGTCATCTGACTTATCACCGTTGAGTATAAGGTAGTCAACACATTCTTCTGCTGAATATCCCATTATCTCCCTACATGTTTGATGATGTATAAGAGTCTCCTTGCTTGGGTTGAATATCTTTACCTTCTTATCTAACAATTGACAGAAGTCTTTGTCAGAAGATATTATCAGTGATTTTCCTTTATGGTTTATTACCAACCAAGCAATGTAATCATCTGATTCATGTCCCAATCCCTTATTGTCTATGATCATTTGAACTCCCAGTAATCTCAATATCCTTCTCAACAAAGATAATTGTTTATTGAAGTCTTCATAATCCATACTTACCTTACTTCTATGAGCTTTATAACCCTCCAATAAGTCATTACGGAAGTTTGATGATTTACTCTTATGTGTATCAAATGTAATTACCACATGACTTGGCTTAAACCTTACCAGATATGAACCAAATATTCTTAAGAACCCATATACTAATCCTGTTCCAGCTCCATTATTAGCTTTAAGATTCTTAAACTTATGGTATGAACGGTGAGCAAGGTTACTACCGTCCACTACCATAAGCATTCTTGGTTTCCTACCCCTCGTCCTGGATGATTTCATCTTCTTCTGTATCATCTGATTCTATTTGAGATTCATAGTCTAAATCTTCATCAACAGGGAACATGTTTCGTGTAATCTTCTTTAGTTTACGCTTAGTAGTTCCTATGGTGTTTATTCCTGCTGCCTTAAGAAGTTTCTTTCGAAGGTCTGCATCCTCTTCAATCAATCTATGGAAAGCATCCTCACCACGGCATAACTTATTCCCCTCGAACATATAAGTACCACCACTCAGCTTTTCAATTACACCAGCATCCTCTAATGACTCTTCTAACCAGAAATATCTGTCAAATCCTACTTCATGGTACTTTGGATTGAAGTAAATCGGGGCTTTGGATATAGTTTCTCTTGGGGGAGATACCTTGTTCTTTTTCATTTGAACAGTCACATACTTACCTGCTCGTCTTTCTTTACCCTTATATTTAATCTTCAGAGTCTTCCCTGAAAAGAATGCTAGCCTAATTGAAGCATAAAACTTAAGAGCTGCACCTCCGGGAGTAGTATTAGTATCTTGACCAAACCCTGCTCCAAGTTTACTACGTAACTGATTTATACATACCATGGTTACTCCCAACCGATAAAACAATTCATTCCTTATTCGGAACATCTTGTATATCTGCTTTGCTCGGTTACCCATTTCTGCTTTACCATCAGCCATCTTTGCATCTATAGCTTCTATTGAATCAAGGGCAGCTATTGAATCTATCACAACTATAATAGGTTCATTATTCACTAACTTTGATCTCCAATATATTGCTAAATCTGCTATTGCATCAGATATGGTTTCTATACGAGTATCATTTAATACTGTAACTCTTTCGGGATCCAATCCATTCTCTTCTGCCCATGAATTCATCCAGGCTTGTTCTGCATCTACCCAAATTACATGACCACCTAGTTGCTGAGTAGCATATGCAAAGTTATAGGCTATTAAAGATTTACCCGAAGATTCCTCTCCCATTATTTCTATTATCTTCCCGAATGGTACACCACCACCCATCTGATAGTTGAGAGCAAAGAATGTTGATGGAATCCATAACCCATGATGATTTATGGTACTAGCCTTAAATTGTAGGGATGATCCATACTTCTTTAATATCTCATTCTGTGTTGGTACCTTAAATTTTCTGCCTCCGGATTTCTTTGAGGCTTTTACATTTCTTGCCATACTTATTTAGTATTAGATAAAAAGAGTGGAGTATAATAAACTATACCCCACTCCGAATTTAGGTATATATCTAGAGATTTTAGATATCACCTTTATATTTCTTCTTTTTATCGGCTAGACCCTTTCTTTTATTGCCTGATTTTTTAGGGGCCATCATTTCATCTATATCACTGTCTTCATCGCTCTCATTGAGGAATGCAGCTAACTTCTCTTCCAATTTGTCATATGGAAGGATACTTGCTCTTACGGCTTTCTCAAGATCTACGTCCTCTCGATACTTCTTATCCAATTTGGATTTCTGACATGGGGATACAGAATAGCTAGTATCCATCTTACCAGAACCAGTTCTGGTAATTTTAATATCGTATCCCTCTATTGGATCAGTCATATCACCCCAATCCTCTTCATCCAGATACAAGTCAATGATATCCTGATATACCGAACGTGGTACCATCATGGGTTTATCAATCTTATCAGGATCTACCTCTTTTCCCTTAGTATCTTTATAAGCTATGACCCCTAAGATATACCTTCTTCTTGGTACTAACTTTGATGCAAGTGCTTTATCATCTGGATCATCCGAATTCTTAAGTTCCTGGAATTTCTCCATGAAAGGACATGGTTCATCGAATGTTGCCGGGGATATAATACCACCATCCTTTGGACCAAGGTAGAATTGAATAACTTCTATACCAAGTTCCTCATCAGCACCACGCGATTTAATACGTACTCGTATTGTTCCTTCTTTGGGATATATCATCCCTCCACCTCCACCTCGCTTTTCTAAATCCTTCTTTCTAGCGAGCATTTTCTCTCGAGTAGTCATTACACTACTTGAACTCTTTTTAGTTTTCTCTTTCATAGCTTTATTTATTGGTTTCTATATAAAGTATCTCATTCAAAGATAGTATAGTTGTTACCTGATTAGGAAGGTCTAATACATCTAATTCTTTACCAGCATACAGACCATAAGTTACTACTGAACCTACCTGAAGACCTTGATAATCTACCTCTTGTTCTTTGGTAATATACCCAACCTGAATCACTACTCCTTTACGTGGTACTGTATCCTTATCATGATCCTGTGGAATATAAAGACCACTCTGAGTTTTAGTTTCAGAAGTTACCTTTGGAGATACAATCAATACCCTTCCACCTGTGGGTGTTCCTACACCCTTCAGTTTTTCATTTAACCATTTTGCCTCTTCTACTGAAAGAAGGTTCAATTCTACTTTTGACATAATTACTGTTGTTTACGTAAGTTAGCTGATACAGTTCTCAATATGTTTTCCCTTGACTCATAAGCTTTGCAAATACTTATAAACTTATTAGCATTATATTCTGCCTTCATATACCTTTTCAAGGCTCCTTGGTATGCCTTATTATTCTCGGCTTTGTGAGCAGCAGCATCATTGTTTACATTACCAGATTCTTTATAATAAAGCCATGCCTTACTATATGCTTGGTCTTTCGCCTTTTCAAGTTTATCCCTTTTATATATAAGCCTATCCCTTACCATTACCAATAAAGCGTAATTGGA